ACAAAATTGGTGATACCCCCTGGACCGATGAACAGCGTACTCAGTGGAACGCTGCAAAATCGGAGCTTGACGCCCTTGATGAGCGTATTGCACGCGAAGAGGAACTGCGCCGCCAGGATCAGGACTATATCCACGAAAACGAGCCGGAACAGCGCCAGCAGCAGAATCGTGATCCAGCAAACCCGGAAGCACAGGCTAACGAACGTCGTGCTGCGGCGTTTTAATGCGTTTTTTGCGCCGTGGTCTTGGCGAGATGAGCGCTGAAGAACGCCAGGCTTTAAAGGAGCTGCGTGCTCAGGGCACGACGCCGGATGAAAAAGGGGGGTACACCGTACCAACCCAGTTCCGCAATAAGATCGTCGAAGCACTGAAAGATTACGGTGGAATTGCCAGTGTGGCGCAAATTCTGAATACCGCCAACGGCCAGGACATTGACTGGGCAACCTCTGACGGTACCACTGAAGAAGGTGAACTGCTGGGCGAAAACACTGAAACCAGTGAAGAAGACGTGTCTTTCGGCGGTGCAACGCTGGGGGCTAAAAAACTGTCCTCTAAAATCATTCGCGTATCCAATGAACTGCTCCAGGACAGCGGCGTAGATATCGAGGCGTTCCTGGCCGCGCGTATCGCCACTCGCATCGGACGTGGTGAAGCGAAGTATCTGGTATTAGGGACCGGCACCGGCACCCCGCTGCAGCCTAAAGGGCTGGCTGCGTCGGTAACTGGCACCAAAAATACCGCAGCAGCGACCACCTTTACCTGGAAAGAGCTGAACGCACTGAAGCACTCTGTCGACCCGGCATACCGTAACGGTCCAAAGGTGCGCTGGGCCTTTAACGATGCAACGTTGCAGCTGGTGGAGGAAATGGAGGACGGACAGGGCCGCCCGCTCTGGTTACCGAACATTATCGGTGGCGCACCCGCTACAGTTCTGCAGGTGCCGTATGTCGTTGACCAGGCTATTCCTGATATCGCGGCTGGTGCCAAATTTGCCTACTTCGGCGATTTTAACCGCTTTATCGTTCGTCGCGTCACTTACATGACGCTGAAACGGCTGGTTGAGCGTTACGCAGAGTACGATCAGACAGGCTTCCTGGCCTTCCACCGCTTCGACTGCGTACTGGAAGATACCGGCGCGATTAAGGCGCTGGTGGGTAAACCGGCATCTGGCGGCTAAGGCAATAATCAGCTTCAACCTCCACCGCTCCGGCGGTTTTTTTATGCCCGCAGTTCGCTGCGGGCAAGGGAAAATACATGAGCACAACGATTGAGATGTTGCGGGCGCAGTGTCGGATCGATATTGACGATGCAACCGAAGATGAACTGCTGACGCTGTATTTCACAGCTGCTCGGCGTCGCGCAGAGAACTTCATTAATCGGAAACTGCATGAAGACTCTGTGCCTGATACCGATCCAGACGGGTTAAAAAATTGCTGACGATATCCTCCTGGCGCTGATGCTTCTTGTTGGGCATTGGTTCAACAGCAGGGAAGAAGCTTCCGATGTAAATAAAATGAGCATCCCCTTCGGCTTCACTTCGTTGCTTGAACCCTACCGATATATCCCACTTTGAGGTGATTTATGGCCTGTGAAGGGTGTCTCCGTCGGCGTGAATGGTTAAAAAAAGTGGACGAAAATAGCCTATGAACGAGCAACTGGTAAACGCGCTGATAGCAGCGCTGAGAGAACAAACAGCAGCACAGCGAGAGCAGACGGAAGCGATAAACCGCCTGGCTGAGTCTAACGTCGCCCTGTCCGATGTGATTATTCAGTCGCTTGCCGGCGATCTCGAAGAGGCGCCAGAGCAGCAAACCTATCTGAGTGGGAAACCAAGGGGGTGATATGCAGGCCGGAAAATTGCGTCACAGGATCACCCTGCAGGAGCCGGTAAAAGAACAGAACCCGACAACGGGAGCCGTGATTAATACCTGGCGCGATGTCGCAACCCTTTGGGCCGAAGTCGCTGCTTTATCCGCACGTGAGTTTATTGCGGCCCAGGCCTCTCAGGGCGAGGTTACCACCCGGATAACGATTCGTTACCGTGAGGGCGTCACCCGGAAACATCGGATCCTGTTTCGTGGCCGCATCTACAACATTGAGGGCGGTTTTACCTGACCCCCGGAGCGGCAGGGAATACCTGACACTGCCATGTTCAGAGGGAGCTAACGATGGCTGATGGCGTGGAAGTAAACCTGACCGGCCTCGATTCCGTCCTGGGGAAACTGGATGCCGTCTCACAGGTCACTCGCGATAAATCCGGTCGTGCAGCGCTGCGTAAAGCGGCAAACGTCATCAGGGACAGAGCGCGCAATAATGCCGCGCGGGTAGATGATCCTCTCACCAAAGAGGCTATCTACAAAAACATTGTGGTCAGCTTCAGCAGCAAGGCGTTTTCGCAGAACCGGCGATCCAACGTTTTCGTGTCGGGGTGATGGGCGGCGCCAGGCAATACGCCAATACAAAGGCCAACGTCCGAAAAGGCAGGGTGGGTAAAAGCTTTAACACTGCCGGAGATAAAGGTAATCCCGGCGGGGATACCTGGTACTGGCGATTCCTGGAGTTCGGCACAGAACATGCTGCAGCGAGGCCAATAATTAGGCCTGCACTGAATGGGGTCGATGCCGATGTGATTAACGTTTTTGCTTTGGAGCTGGAAAAGTCCATTGATCGCGCTGTGCGACGGGCGGCTAAAAAAGGAACTCCGGTATGATTGCTCCAATATTTGCAGTTTGCGCAGCCAGCCAGGCAGTCAGGGATTTGTTAGGTTCTAATCCCGTGCGGCTTTATCCGTTTGGTATGCAGGACGATAATATCGTTTACCCCTATGCAGTCTGGCAAAACATAGGCGGCAACCCTGAAAATTATCTGAACCAGCGGCCAGATGCAGATCACTATTCTCTGCAGGTTGATGTCTATGGTGATACTGACACCGACGTGATCGCCGTTGCCCGTGCTTTACGCGACGCGATTGAGGGCAAGGCCTATATCACCCGATGGGGTGAACAAAGCCGTGATCCTGAAACAATGCGATACCGCTATTCCTTCGATGTTGACTGGATAACGCCCAGATAACCAACAACCCCAAACTGACCCGCCTTGTGCGGGTTTTTCTTTTATGGAGACAAAACATGTCTGTATTAACGCAAGGCACGCAATTTTTGTGCTCAAGTCTGGCGTGGTCAGCGAGGTTGAATGCATCACCAGTTTCAACCCCGGCGGCAACCCTGCCGATCAGATTGAAGATACCTGTCTGAGTGAGCGGGATTCCAGAACCTACAAAAAGGGGCTTAAAACGCCTGCGGCCGCAACCGTCGGGCTTAACGCTGATCCGACAAACGCCAGCCACATTATGTTGCATGGCCTCGCGGAATCGAATGACCAGACGCCGTTAACTTTTGCGGTTGGCTGGTCAGATGGAACCAGTGTCCCGACAGCCGCCGCTTCTGGCGCTGAGGATGATGTTGATGGTCTGGTGCTGCCATCGGATCGCACCTGGTTCATTTTCCAGGGTTACGTTTCCGATTTCCCGTTTGATTTCCAGGGTAACGCTGTTGTGACGACCTCCGCCACGATCCAGCGGTCTGGCTCTTCCGTATGGGTGCCGAAGGCCGCAGCGTAATTAATATGCCCGGTTATCCGGGCTTTTCTATTCAGGAGCTGAAATGCAACTTACTCTCGATACGTTAAAAGAAACCGGTGCTTTTACCGGGCGTCCCGTGGAAAAAGAAATTAAGTGGAAAGGCCGTGACGGGAAAGAGCATATCGCAACCGTCTATGTGCGCCCGATGGGCTACCACACCACTAAAGCTGAACTGCTGGCGTACAACGGAAAATCTGATCCGGTGGCTGGGCGTATTGCTGCCCATATTTGCGATGAGGAAGGGAAGCAAATCTTTACTGAGGCAGACATTCTCGGAACTGCATCTGAAGACCGTGGCGCGCTCGATGGGCCAATCGTTATTGCTTTGCTGGCCGTCATCCAGGAAGTCAACGATCTGGGAAAGACTACGAACTCACAGGAGAAGACGAGTTCTGGTGTGAGTTAGTCATGAACGGCATCGGCGGGCGGACCATTGCGGAGGCTCAAGAGCGAATGAGCCTTCGTGAGTTTCAGGTGTGGGTAAAGTACCGTAATAAGTATGGTCAGCTTAACGTTATGATGCGAACCGAGTGGGGGGCTTCGCTGGTGGCTTCTGTTCTGGCTAACATCAATAAGGCAAAGAACACGCCTCCGTTCAAGGTTAGTGACTTTGCACCGCACATCAACGAAGCGCCATTATCTCTGGAAGATGCTATGAAAAGCTGGCATTAATAATTGTAAAATACAATTCAGCATCACTATGATCATAAGATCATTAACTACATGGATAGGGGTATGAAAAAGATAATTTTAGCTTTATTTCTTGGTGCTTCGTCTATAGCTATCACAGCTTGCGCGCCATCAGAACAGAAAATTGACTACAACCAGAAGTCAATGCTGTTGTCCCTTGGTATGACAAAAAATGATGTTATGCAGATCATGGGAGCACCGCGACGGACGGATGTAAACGCAGAACGTGAGCGCTGGATCTATTGGAATAAGACACGGTATGTCTACACAATTGTAGACAATGAACAGTTAGCCAATGATCGTTTGGTCGTTACTTTTGTAAACGGGAAAGTAACCAAATGGGGGCAGCAAACGCTGACTGATGATCTCATGGAGTCATCACAAAAAACTGCCCAAACCTATGCTGAGGCATTTAAAAAGTAGCCTTTCAAATTAATGATGAACCTCGCTGCGGCGGGGTTTTTTATTGCCTGGAGAAAACGCAATGGCTGGCAAGTCACTCGGTACGTTAACAATTGACCTGATTGCCAAAGTAGGTGGATTTGTTCAGGGCATGGGCAAAGCCGAAAGAGCTTCCCAGAAGTGGAGTGACCAGGTAAAAAAAGACGCCAAAGAGGTAAGTTCAGCAATCATCGCAGTTGGGGCAGCTGCAGCCACAGCAGCAGTTGGAATAGGGGCTGCTGGGTTATCCATTGTTAAAAATACAGCTCAACAGGTAACTGAGGCCGACCGCTGGGCTAAATCCTTAAAAATGTCCACGCAGGATTTATTGTCATGGCAATACGCAGCGGAACAGGCTGGTTTAACTGGCGATAACATTGCAGATATTTTTAAAGACATTAATGATAAAGTTGGTGATGCTGTTTTAAATAAATCAGGAGAGGCGGCTCAAGCACTCGATACTCTTGGCCTCTCTGCTAAAAAACTTCCGGGCAATCTCCTGATAAGCAACTTATGGCTATCAGTGAAGCATTGCAGAAAATACCGAGTCAGGCTGGTAAAACTAATATTCTTGAAAGCCTCGGTAATGACTTATCAAAAATGCTTCCATTGTTCGAGAACAACAATGAGAAGTTAAAGCAATTTATTCAATTATCAAAAGATTTTGGTATTGCCCCGCCACAAGAGGATATTGACAACCTCGTCAAAGTAAACCAGTTCTTTCAGGATATTGAGGCTAGCGCTCGTGGCCTGAAGATGGAAATAGCCTCCGGGCTGGCTAAGATTGACCTTACGCCATTACAGTCTGGACTTGATGATATTCGTGACGTCTTCACCGATCCCGCTGTTCTTCAGGGGCTATCAGACCTGGTTGGTGAAGCCATAAGCCTTGCCGGGGTTGTGGGGCGTATTGCTGGTGGCCTGGGGGCCATTGCAACTTATACCCGCTCTCGTATCGGTGCTGTATCTGGTAATTATAACGCTGCTGATGAAAGTGATATTGCACAGCGCATTGAATTCCTTAACAAACGAGGGAATCAAAGTAAGGAACAAAAAGACGAATTAGCCTTTTTAACTAAACGTCTTCAATTTCTTCGCGCGATAAAGTCAAGCATGACTCCGGAGCAGGTAGATAGAGGAGCGAAAGGGCTCACGTCTTTACTTTCTGACCTTGGCATAGATACACCAAAATCGGATGATTACTCTTTAGGAAAAGGTGATTCTAATCAGAAGCAGCCAAAAAGCCAAAAAAAATGCTACTGATAATGCATTTAAGAGTCGTCTTCTTGATTTACAGAAGCAAGCTGCACTAATAGAAACAACTGGCAAAAAAACAGCTAAAGTTACTGAGCTTGAAAAAATAAACTTTGATATATCTAGTGGAAACCTTAAAAAACTATCAGAGTCACAGAAAGAGCAACTTCGTACTGCTGCAAAAGTTCTTGATGCAAGAAAAGAAGAGCTTCGCACAAACAAGGAGAATGCTAAGCTTGCAGAATATGTGTCAGGTTTAAATAAACAGAATAAGCTTGTTAAACAGGGTTATGATAATGAACTATCCGGTCTTTCATTCGGAGGGAAAGACCGCGAAAGAATGCGTGAAATAAACAGCATTCAGCAGGATTATGAAACTCGACAAGAGGAGCTTTTAAATCAACTTCAAGCTGGCGACATTGAAGAAAGCTTATATGAAAAAAAGAAAACCGCCTTAAAAAAAAGCTCTTGAAGAAAGATTGCAGATCCAAAAGGATTATTACCATGAGTCAGATGACCTAAGAAATGATTGGCAATCTGGTATTTCTAGTGCTCTAGCTGATTTTGCTGATAGCTCAACTGATTATTACCAACAAGCAGCGGACGCAATGACATCAATCTTAGGGGCTGCTACGGACTCAGTTTCAGAACATTTATATGATGTTGTAAGCGGAACTGAATCGATGGGGGAGGCAATAAAGGGAGTATTTGCAGACGTTGGCCAGGCAGTGATTAAAGCTCTGGTTGATATGGCTGCTCAATGGATTGTGTATCAAGGTGTTCAGATGCTGGTAAACAAAACAGCCCAAGCCTCTGCGATTCCTGCAATGATTGCTAACGCGCAAGCAACCGCATTGCAGGCTCAACTTGCCGCTTTTGCATCAACGGCTGCAATCCCAATTGTCGGACCGGGATTAGCTCCAGCCGCGATGGCTGCTGCAGCGGCTATAACAGAACCTATGGTTGCTGCTATTTCTGCCGCTTCCCTTTCTGGCATGGCCCACGATGGGATTGATGCAGTTCCTGAAACAGGTACCTGGTTGCTTCAAAAAGGAGAGCGGGTGACCACCGCAGCGACCAGCGCCAAACTTGATGCCACTCTGGATCGAGTAGCAAACCAGTCAACAGGCGGCGGCGCGATTTATTCGCCCACAATCAATATCCCCATCAATGGTAACCCTTCCGATGCAACTTTGGCGCTGGTCCGTAAAGCTGCAGATGAGGGGGCAGAAAGGGGATACCGGAAGGCGGTTAATTCAGTCGCAAGCGGTCAGGGTGATTTGCATAAGGCCTTGATGGGGAAAACTACCTCGGGGAGGAAAATTAGCTAATGGCTATCACCACAACGCTTTATTACCCCTCCGCTTACCTGCCTGGACCGCTTAAAGAGAGTTTTGGTTTAACTCCTGTATCTCCTCTGAAACGGACTCAGATGGTAACTGGCCGGGCACGACAGCGGCGTGCCTACACCTCGACACCAACCCAAACAGATCTGGCCTGGATTTTTTCTGACGCCCAGGCGCAGGCTTTTGAGGCGTGGTTTCGGGATGAGTTATCAGATGGGGCGGCGTGGTTCAACATACCGTTATTAACGCCTGTAGGGCTGAAAAATTACGTGTGTCGTTTCACGGATATTTATAAAGGCCCCACGCCAGAAGGCGGATTTTACTGGAGATATACCGCGCCAGTAGAACTCTGGGAGCGCCCATTGCCGCCGTCTGGATGGGGGCATTACCCGGAATGGATCGTCGGCAGCTCACTGCTGGATATTGCGCTGAATAAGGAGTGGCCGAAACATGACGCAGATTAAACGCCTCTACGCCAGCAGCGGACCGGAGGTGATCATTGAAACGCTGCAGATCACCATTGGCTCTGATGTTCACTACCTTTGCCAGGGTTACGACAACATCACGGCAACGACGGAGAACGGCGATACCGTGACGTTTTCAGCCTGTGCGATAGACATTGCGCTGCCGGCGCGCAATGCGGACGGCACGCAGGATCTCAAATTTGCCTTGTGCAATATCGATGGTGTTGTGTCCACGGCGATCCGCAATGCGCTGTCTAACCGTCTGTCTGCATTTCTGACGTACCGGCGTTATATCTCCACGGATTTAGCGGCCCCTGCGGAAGTGCCGTATACGCTGAAAATCAAGTCGGGCTCCTGGACGGCGACAGAGGTGCAGATCACTGCGGGCTACATGAATATCCTCGATACCGCCTGGCCGCGATACCGCTACACGCTCCCTGTATTCCCCGGACTGCGTTATATCAGCTAAGGAATCCCAATGTTTAACCCTGATAAATACCGTTCAGTCACCTGGCTGAAGGGCGGGCGCGTATACCCGCAACTCGACTGTTTCGGCATTGTGAACGAGATACGCCGCGACCTGAATTTACCCGTCTGGCCCGATTTTGCAGGGGTCACCAAAGACGACGGCGGCCTCGACCGGGAAGCGAGAAAGCTGATGCTTTCGCTGAAACGTTGTGATCCCTGTGAAGGTGCCGGAGTGGCTTGCTATTCCGGATCAACCGTCACCCATGTGGGGATCGTAGTCAGTATCGGTGGCCTGCTGCACGTGGCGGAATGCAATCCGGGAATGAACGTCACCTTTCTGCCGTTGCCGCGGTTTAAGCGCCGATTTGTCAAAGTGGAGTTCTGGCAATGACCATTCGTTTTTATCCTTCCCGGCTTCCCGGAGAACCACTTGAAACGCATGAGCATGGTGTTACGAGCATTCGCAGCTGGCTGGTTGCCAATGTCGAAAACTATACCGACCGGGATGTCCCTCCGCTGACCGTTGAGGTTGAGGGGCAGTCAATTCCGCCAGGCGACTGGGCTAAGTGTGTGATTCGCCCTGATAGTGATGTCAGGCTTTATCCGGTTCCCTTCGGGCTGGAGGCCGCCACAATCGCGTGGATAGGCGTCGGTATCTCCGTTGCCGCTGCAGCCTATTCGCTGTTTATGATGAGCAACATCGATACGGGCGGCTATACCTCATCCACAGGGCGGAGTCTCGACCTGAACCCGGCAAAGGCGAATACCGCAAAACTCGGTGATGCCATTCGTGAGGTATTTGGCCGGGTGCGTATCTACCCTGATTATGTGGTGCAGCCGGTTACCCGGTTTGATGCCGCCGATCCTACGAAAATGCGCGTCCAGATGCTGCTGTGTCTCGGTGTCGGTGATCTGATTTATACCAATGGCGATATCCGGGTTGGCAGTACGCCAGCTTCAACGCTGCCGGGGTTCAGCAGCACCCATTACCCGCCAGGCGCTGACGTTTCCGGCGATGAGCGCAGCGAGAACTGGTTCAACTCGACAGAGGTCGGTGGAACATCAAGCGGAACAGGGCTGGACATGGCCCAGACCTCACCTGATTCCGACGATATTATCGCTGACAGCATGACGGTTTCTGGTGCATCCGTAACCTTTACAGGCCTTGATACGGATGATGGTGACGATGACGACGAGGACGATAATTCTCTTCCGGACAGCTGGGTAACGGGGGCCATAGTTGAAATTAAGGCGCCGACAAATTATCTGATCTCCACCTCTTCTGGTTACAGTGTTTTTGCCAGCTCGTTGCTTACCGAACTTGCTCCCGTAGCGGGTATGCCGGTGACGCTGAGTTTCAACAGTGTCGATTATGACCTCGTCATTGCGTCCTATACCCCAAGTCAGGAGGCGGTGCCTGGCGAGGGTGGCAGTGCAGCAAAAATTCAGGCCAGTGCCGCTCCTGTTACCTATGATTTTTCGACCAGTTCCAGTACGTTCATGATCACATGGCAGGGTACCACCTATACGGTGTCGCTGGTAGCGAACTATATCTCGATGTCGGGACTGCTGGCGGCTATTACTGAGGGGCTCACTGGCTCCGGCCTGGTCGCACGGGACAACGGCGGTACCGTACTGATAACCGAGGCGGCCAGTCCGTTCGTTGGTGGGGCAATCACATCCTCCTCACTGCCTGCAGCCGTTTTCGGTGATGCCCCGGTTTACACCTCCGGCACGGCATCTACCGGCGGCAGCCCGGCGGTAACGGCAAACGTGACGCTTGCGTATAACAGCACTACGGGAACCGCATTCTCGGGCATGCCTGAAGGTGTGCAACGGCTCTCACTTGCTCACCGCGGCAACGAATACCAGATCGTCTCCTCCGACGGCACAACGGCGACAGTGGCGCGCCTGGTTTCCGGTGCCGTTGATGAGTCATGGCCGGGATTCACCGCCCGGACGATGATCGACTATGAGGCCACTGGTCTTAACGACACGCTGAGCTGGCTGGGGCCGTTCCTGGTTTGCCCTGAAAATGAGACCGTCGATATGTTCGAGGTGAATTTCTCTTTCCCGAACGGTATTTGCGGCTTTGACAGTAAGGGCAAAAAACGGATTCGCCACGTTGAGTGGGAGATTCAGTATCGCGTCTATGGTTCCGGATCGGGGTGGGTGAGTCACCAGGGAGAGTACGCGCTTAAAAAAACGTCAACGGGCTGGGATTCACTGAGCGGATCACCCTCAGCTCACCAGGCTGGTAGAGGTTCGCTGTCGCCGGCGCAATGAGCAGGGCTCAAACAACGCCAGGGATTCGATGTACTGGCAGGCACTGCGCGGGCGA